GGGGGGTGTCCCCCCGGGGCCGAAGGCCATGCCTTGCAATAATGTTTGGGTCTAGGCGTCTAAAGCATATTATTACCTTTAGACGCCTTTAGGCCCTAGACCCACAGTGAAAACTCACGAAATTTCAAACACGTGTTACACGTACACCCACGTCATATTTTTTTGCGTGATATTTTCTCGCAGTCATCTATTGGTCATCCGAGATATTTTCTCGGATTTGTGTCATATAAACAATTCTCACGGATTGCATTTATATCCACTAGATCTATAGACCCACACCTCTCGATGTCAGTCACACGTACCACACGCACCGCACGAGTTGATAAACGAAGTCGCACAAATGGTGGAACAGGACGCGAACGCGCGCGTAGAGCAACTTTATTCTGTTTCACACTTAATAATTATACTCCTGAGGAGTACGAATCCATTACGGCTCATCCGGAGCGTTACTACAAATGGATTGTCTTCGGAGAAGAAGTTGGCGCCGAAGGCACGCCACACCTACAAGGAGCTTTCTCCATTATTGCTGGTCAAGCTACGTATGACCAAATCCATGCTAAGTATCCTGGCATGCAACGTGCAAGCTTCCAAGTTTGCAAAGGTTCTGCGCAACAAAATTATGATTATTGCGCAAAGGGCGAGATGTCACACGAGCGTTATGAAGAATTGAAGAAGACACATGATCGGATCGATATAGTTTCGGATCCGGATTATGGCAAAAATGCCAAAGTATTTTCTTATGGCAATATTAATCTTGGTGGTCAAGGCAAGAATACTCCCATCAATAAAATAGCGGAGCGATTACTTGCTGGTGAGCAATTATGGGAGCTTAAGAAAGATCCAGAGGTTAATTCTGCTATAATTCAATACCCCCAAGGTATTAAATTTTTTATGAGTATACATGAACCACAACCGAAGGTCGAACCCAAAGTATTTTGGTTATATGGCCCTACTGCTAGCGGTAAATCGCATGTAGCCAAAGAATTTGCTTTGGCTCACGGTTTGACAGCATGGAGTTCTATTGATCCATCATTAAAATGGTTTGACGGTAGTTCACGAAGAGATGTCGTCATTTTCGAAGAAATACGTGCTAAAGACGTACCTTTTTCTTATTTTTTAAGATTATTGGATATATATCCTATGGATGTACAAGACAAAGGATCTATTATTTCTTGGAATCCGAAATACATTTTTATTACAACACCATATAATGTGGTTGAAACATTTCATACTAGAGAGATCCATCGTCCTGAAGACATAAAGCAATTGCTGTCTCGCCTGACAATCGAAGTACAATTTCACCCGGAGGATCCAGATGACGGAGGCAAATTTCTTTCTTCGAAAAGGTTATTAGATACCTTGGCAAAATGGATGAAGAATGATTCTTTTCCAAAGACACAACGAGCAGTGGACGATGTGGCTCCAGATTTTGTAGATGATTATGTTCCCCAGGATGGTGTATTCGATCCAATAGCTTTTGCCCGTGTTCCTTCCAGGCGTTTGCCACTTCCTCCCTTGGTGAGAGAGAATGCCTTTTCGAATGATGTGATTCCTGACTCGGTTCAGGAACCAATTGTGAAACTTTGAGTGAAGGTTTTTCCATTTGAATAAAAAAAAAGTTAATATATTTAAATATCTATTTTTTTTTAAACAGTGATGGCTTCGAAAAGAGCGCGAGAGCAAGATTTTGAATCGACGAAACCGACAAAAATTCGTCGAGATGATTTTGAAGATCAATTAGATATTTTGGTAAACATGATGAGTAAGCCTGACCCAAGAACCGAAGGTGGTGCATCGAACCCAAATTTTTTATCGGTTCGTGATGATCGCTATGTGGCTATGTCCAATCAACCAAAATTAAAAGAAAAAGGTATTTATATTTTATAAATATTTTCTGATTGTCAGAAAAAAAACTGGAGTCCGAAAGTATGAGTGATCAAAACTACACCGTCGTCAATGGAGTAAAAGTTCCATTGCCCGCACCTCGCATACCATATCCACAATGGTTGGCCACTCAATCTGCAGAAGATATCAAACAACGTGCGATTCAAAAAGCGCTTAAGCGCAAATCCGGAGGATATCGTAAGAGAAGGAGTTATCGACGAAAACCATTCCGACGAAATTACGGCGGAGGCGGAGGTGGTACACGCCCGCTTATTGCATCGATAGGCACTGTTAAAGGTGCCGGAGCTTACAGTTTATCTGGAAGCATGGATGGAGAGATTTTTGGTCAAAAATATAAGTTAGGAGGGTTTTATAATTCAGATCCTGTTGCTACAGGACTTGGTGAATACAACATCAAGCGAAATTCGCTGATGGGGATGATCGATTTAGGACAAGGAGTTCCTCGTGTGATGAATTCGAACAAAGGGGAAGCTACTATTATTAATCATAGAGATTATCTCGGAGATTTAGTTACAGGATCCGCTGGAGTTGGAGGATCCAGTTCATTTACTTTACAAACTTTTGCGCTCAATCCAGGGAACAGTGGATTATTTCCGTTTTTATCAACGATTGCACAACGATTTCAAGAGTACGAAGTGAGAGGATGTTTGATCGAACTTAAGACATTATCTTCTGATTATGCTGCTTCGCTTTCAATGGGAGCGATGTTCGCGGCTGCGGATTACAATGTGTTAGGACCTGCTCCACACACGAAGCAACAACTCGAGAACATGGAGTATGCACAAAGTTGCAAACCTAGCAAAACTTTGATTATGCCAATAGAGTGTGATCCTCGAAACGACTCTAACACTCATCTTTATGTGGCAACAGAAAGCAATTACCAAGGTGGTGATAAGAGATTATTTGATTTATGCAACGTGTATATTGGTAGTTCAGGAGTACCATCTCCATTAACACCCATTGCGGAAATATGGGTTACTTATGAAGTTGCTCTTTATAAACCGATTATCACAACACCCGATGCATCTCCGGAGGGTTATTCAACTCAAATTCAATTTCGCGAAATTGCAAGAGATAGACCTTTGGGTACAGTTCATGCTACTTTACCTGGATCGAATCCAGATTTTGTTATACTTCCCGACGGAGCAACTGTAGATTTCCCTGCTGGCAAAGCCAAAAACTACTTAGTAGTGATTAATTGGACGGGTTCCGCATCTTCTACATGCGGTTATCCCACATTGTCATTTAGCGGAGCTTTATCATTGATAAATAATCAATGGTCAGCTAGCGGTGTTTATTTTGCTGACAATACCTGTCAAGGAGAGGAAGGAATAGCAACTTCCGACATGCAAATGATATTCTTTTGCAGAATGAAGGATCCAGGCAATGCCGGACAATTTGATGGCAGTTTTACGCTTGGTGATAACGGAACATATCCCGCAGGAACCAATGCTTGTGATTTAGTTATCACAGAAATGTCTCACGACATGTATTCTTATGAGTGGAATTATGAATTAGGACCTGTTCCAACAGATGCATTTCCACGAGGTTAAATAAAGTTTTTGATAATACTGTTTGTCTCACTTGGAGTTGTTGCTGATTTTATGCGAGTGATCGCCGGTTCGAGTCGGGCAGGGGGTATTATCTTTTTCTGCTACAGCGCGCAACGCGCGCACACACGTGCTTCCTGTGTCTCCTTGCATGCGGGGGGGGCGTGGGGGGTGTCCCCCCGGGGCCGAAGGCCATGCCTTGCAATAATGTTTGGGTCTAG